TACGACGGCAGCTCCCTGAAGGGTAATGAGTTCGCCACGGCACCCAAGCATTCCGCTTCGCTCTGGAGTTATTACGACGTGCCAGGCACTGATGTCAGCGTTGGCTTGGGCGCGCGCTACGTCGGGTCGTATTACTTCGATGCCGCCAACTCCGGCAAAAGCGATGGCACCACGCTGTTCGACGCCGCCTTCAACTACAAAATCGCCAAGGGCACCGACCTTGCGGTGAACGTCAGCAACCTGCTGGATGAGCAGCACGTGGTCGGTTCCGGCACAGCGAACTTCTACAATCCGGGTCGCGAGATTACCGCTAAATTGAGTTACAACTGGTAAGCAGACTTGTAGGCCTTTTCCTCGGAAAGAAAGTGGTGCCCGGTGTACAGCGGGCACCTTCAAACTGGCCAACGCAAAAAGCGAAGGCGTTCGATTTCCGTTGTATGGGCTCCGGTAAACGGTTACTCGCCAGCAGTGCGATATAACTTCAGTCTAGTTTTCGAACGTCCTTTTTCGGCCAGGAGCGGTCATTTTTTAAGGAATCCTTTGGCATGACGATGGGCGAAACCACCAAGACTATTTCGGTGGTGCAATCGATCGTCGCCGTCGATCAGGCGCGGCAGTTGCGGCGGATTGGACTCGCGCAGTACCTCACCGACCGCTTTTGGCCGAATGAAGGCGGTCGTGAGCGGCAGCTATTGGCAGAAAGTTGCCTGTTGAAGGCAGCCACATCTCCCATCATGGCAAGGTCGAACAAGTGATGTCGGAGAGAGTAGGGTTGTGGAAATGACCGAAAAGATGCGGAAACGATCAAGAAAGGGATGGCCAAGAGATGCGAGTTTCAGAAACGACAAAGCCCTGAATAATCAGGGCTTTGTCTTACATAAGATGGCGGAGGCGATGGGATTCGAACTCATGGACCTGTTACAGTCGACGGTTTTCAAGACCGATATTCAAAGCCTCTAAATACGCGGCTTGCAGAGAATTTTCGTTCCAATACTTTTATTTTTCGGCACCCCTGCAGACCGCATTCTACAAGGGGCGCGTTTTGAGTTTTGTAACGAGTTTTTGAGCTATTTCGATGGTTTGGCAATAGCACCGATGCGGCGGTAGACACGCTCTGTGATGTCACCTTTGGTGTGGCCAAGCAGCAGGCTCGCATCAGCCACGTCGATGATTTCAGAGGCCGCTTTTGGCCGAATGTCGCGAAACTGGAAGCTCCCGATTTTCTCAGCCAGTAGCATGTCACCCAATTCCTCAGCCTGCCTCTTGGCCTTTTCTCGGGCCTTGTCCCAGCGGTCGCGTAGCATCTTCGCGGTCATGCGCTTGCCGCGCTCACTCACGATCAGATAACTGCAAATGTGCTGGGCATTGCGCTCAGCCATTGCTGTAATCAGCAGCCCCAAACTGTTCAACTCACCGCCGTCAGTCATCTGGATGCGCAGTTTCTTATGCGTCTTGTTCTGCTGGACGGTGAGGTATCCCCCCTGGATATCATCGTCTCTCATGACCAGCACATCTGCCGGCCGCTGACCGGTCAGATAAGCCAGGTCCATCGCGTCTTTCAGCTCTTGAGCTGCCTTCCTGTAAACCGCCTCCCAAACCACGTCGTTTGCGTAGTAATCCCTCGGTGTCTCTTTGTTTTTGCGTACGCCCTGACAAGGATTTTCCTTTGTCGTCAGGCCCCACTCCCGAGCAATGTTGAAAATATGGGAGAGGGTGGCTATTTCCCGGTTCGCCCGCACCTTTGCTGATCGGGCGTCGCGGTAACCAGCGATCGTCGCCGGCGTGATCGAGTCAATCGGTGCGCTATCGAACATCGTCCGTAGCTGCTTGATTTCCGCCAGGTTGTCCTTTTGTGTGCGCGGGGCTTTCTTCGGCACGATGTCGCGGATGTACCTATCAAAAATCCCCTTCATCGTGCGCAGGTCGAGTGGTTTTTCCTTGGCTTCCAGCTCTGCCCATTTGATTCTGGCCTGGTCCAAGTCTTTGCCCAGCGGTATCGCTTTTCCGGTGAGGTCCAGATAGAAATAGGAGATCCAGACCTTTCCGCTTTTCCGTGTTCGCGTCCACTGGTACATCCGGGGTGGCAAGTTGCGTGTGTCGGCCTTGCGGGGGCGCATATCAGTTCACTCGCGAATAGTCAGGTGTCCATGCCGGCGAAGCCGGCGGCGGATTCGAGTCGGCAATCGTCGGGCTGATCATGCCCAGCTTCATGCGGGCATACATGCGTCCCACCAGCGGGCGCCTGCCGCGGCTTTCGACGAATACCCACTGGCGATCTAACAGCCAGCGGCGCTGGTAGGCCCGAGCCTTGTAACCGGTGAGTTCGGCCAGCTCCTCGTCGGAGAGGATTTCAGGTTCCATTGTTTTGCTCCATGCCGCGCGTGGCGTCAGAAGGTGGTGATGGGTTATGCGCCGACCTTGGCCAGCACTGCGTCGGCGACTGCCATCGCGGCCTGTGCGTCGTCGACGTAGGCCGGATCAAATCCGCCTGCAAGGTGAATGGTTGCCTGGCAGGCGCGGAGGTTCTCGCGGGTGAGTTTCAGCGACGCCACCAGCTCTTCGTGCAACCCGCGCTCCTCGCGTCCGATATCCCAGAAGCGCTGTCCCCAGTGTCCTGCTGGTGGCGGGTTGCTGTTCTGCGCTCCGAGCGCCAATGCACCGACTACAGAGTCCAGCAGGTCGCGCTTGTAGGCGTTTTCGCCGTCAATGCTCAGGCCGCGCCGGCGCAGGGTGGAAACCGCCTCGTTCAGGTCGAGCCCTTGGTCCTGCAGCACGATGTCGAGTTCAGGTTTCTCGGGGGTGTAGATGGTCAGGCAGAGCTTGGCGCCGGCCGGCAGACTGGCGCTGATCTGCTCGAGTGCATCGCTCGCGGCTTCATGAAAGCGGTTCAGTGCAGACATACGAATTCCTCGCCCGCCGTACACCGGCAGGCTGTTCAGTAGAGGGAGGGGTTAGGCGGTGCCGAACAGATCGAGCTGATCGGATTCGGCTTGCTGCTCTTGCTGGCGGGTGATTTCGTGTTCGATTCGCGCTCGTGCGATCGACGCGTACTGCTCGTCGATCTCGCAGCCGATGAACTGAAAGCCCTCGCGCATTGCGGCCTTGCCGGTGCTTCCGCTCCCCATGAATGGGTCAAGCGCAATGCCGCCGGCCGGAGTCACCAGGCGCAGCAGGTAGGCCATCAGGTCAGTCGGCTTCACCGTGGGATGGCTGTTGCCGTTTCGAGTACTCCATTCGGCTGTCTCGCAGTCGCGCATGGTTGCTTCCTTGACGACAGCGGGAGTGTCCGAGCTGAGCAGGCCCTCGTTTCGATCTTTGCGGCTGGTCTTGGCGCAGTAGAAGAAGCGGGCAGCGCTCCCACTGTCAGAGTGGAAAGCGCCGTGCACCCGTTCGCGCATCCCGCTGTACTTGACCGGGCCGCTGAAGCCGTTGGCTGTCGGCTCGGAGCCCTTCACTGGGGCCGCAGCACCGGCCTGAGCAGGGAACAGCGCGACCACCTCAGCACTGCCGTCATGGATCAGGTTGGCAGGCCACCGCCCGGATGCCGCTGAACCCCCACCAGCGCGAAGACTGGTTACACCCTGCGCATCAGCTGGTCGAGTACCCGCGGCCATGCGATCACCAGAGCAGTTACGCGCGTAATCCGCGTCGACCACCCCGACACGGCAGGCCTCAACGTTCAGTGCCCCTGTACCGTGGTTGAGGACGTTTGCCGCGACTGTGCCGGGGAAAGGCTTCCGCGCCACGGTAATTGGCTCCATTGCTGGTTTCAGAGCAGTGCCCCAGCCTTCCCATTGGGCGGCCTCGTCGGTGGCTGGCGCGGTGATAGCGGATGTATCAATGCGACTGGAAGGGTTGTTTGCGTAGTTTCCGCCGCGCATGTCCGTAACCGGTGAAGCGGCTCTGCCGCTCTTCCGGCCAATAGTTTCACGCTCAGCACCGGCAGCCTTGTCGATCGCCTTGCTCACATCCATTGACTTGGGAAATCCAGATCCATAGACCCATGCAATCATGTCGCGGATCTCGAAACCGGCATCTTCAATGCGCACCGCCATGCGGTGCTGAGTGCGAGCCCCGGCGAAGGCTAGCAAGTGCCCGCCGGGCTTGAGCACGCGCAAGCACTCTACCCACACCTCGGACGCTGGAACGTCGTAGTCCCACTTTTTGCCCATGAAGGACAGGCCGTACGGCGGGTCAGTTACGACGCTGTCGACGCTGCTGTCAGGCATCTGCCGCAGAAGCTCCAGGCAATCACCGACCAGAATCTGGTAGTTGTTCATCGCCACGGCCCCCTGTAGATCAGGTAGGCCATGTGGAGCGGGGCGAAGATCATGACTTCACCTGCGAACCTGGCAGTTTCGGTGCCGGCACTGCCCGGCGACCCCAAACGCAGACCGGGCCATCCTCGTGATCGTGGATCGACAGGATGAACCAGCCGGGCTCGGCTGGGTGCTGGATCTCCCACGCTGAACAATCGCACTGGCCGTGATTCATGTAGGCGTCGAAAACTTCGAAACAAACGTCGCTTTCCATGTAGGAGACCTTCGTTTCAACCTGGTGGCGCAGGCACCATTCCTGAAACTGCGCCTCAGTCAGCTCATCGTCGTATTCCGAGAGGTAGTCCGGGTGCGACCACCAGCCGTTCTCATCGCGCTCAACCGGCAGGGGCTGGATGATCAAAAACTTTTCTTCAGACATGACTTCGTCCTTGCCGCTATAGCGGCTGACTTTGGAGGGGAGGGGAATGGCAAAGTGCCCCGATAGAGGTTCTTCGCAAAATTCGTTACAAGTGGAATTTGATCTTATTTGATGACCGGGAGAGGGTCGTGCCACACAACGTAGATCGGCCGATCACGCATAAATATCGCGGGCATCAGCTGTTTTTGAAATTCGATTGGGATAAGCCAAATGACTCGGCGCCTTCTGCGGCGCATGTTCTGGAGAAAAGCGAGGTTTCCGGCCTCGCGAATACGGTCGCCGATATTCCTGGGCCTTGGCCGGACTATCGAAGTGCACTCGCGGAGGCAATATCGACTGGGGAGCGTTGGATCGACAGTCAATCCAACTGAGCCAGATGGCTGCGCGTATCCAATATTTGAAATCGGTGCCACACTGAATTTACAGGAATAGCGGCTCGAATTTTCGAGCCAGTCCTATCCAGAAGTGCCTGCGAAATGTTCTCCATTGATGATTTTCGATTCACAGCTCATCAACACTTACTGGACCTCGACGCGACCACGAATCACCTGATGATGTTGGTTGTCGCCAAAGAAGTAACGGGCGTTCGCTGGGACGACGCAGTGTTGCGTCAAAAGCTGGCCTACGACGCATGGACATCCATACTTCCAGGTGTCCATATGGATCCTATGCCTTCTCTTGATGGCCGCCCTCCTGAGGAGCCGCTTACTTCCTGATTCTGCATCCACACGGGGTGTCGTAGCAGTACACGTTGGCAAACCGGGCGAGGGCGATCATAGCGTCGACACGCGTCGTGCCCACTGCACATAGGGGCCGTCGTCCGTATCGAAAATTCCGAGCAGGAACCAGCCGTGATCGGCCGGCGTCTCAGGCTCCCAGCCCAGGCAATGAGCCGCGTTGCCTTCCCAGTAGGGGATTCCAAGTCGGAATCCATGTGGTAGCCGGTGACCTTCAGGCATTGGGCATCGAGCCACGCTTTCCATGCTTCGGCGTCTTCGTCGAAGTCTGGGATGTTCGGGTGAAACCAGTACCCGTCTTCATCGCGCACGACCTCGACGGGGCCGATCAACTTTTCTTTGGGCATGACTTCGTCCTTGCCGCTATAGCGGCTGACGTTGAAGGGGGAGGGGAGCGGTTTGGAGGGAACCTAACCGCTGGAAATACGACGAAGGTGATTTAACTAAGCAAGGAAATTATTTCTGGTGTCTTGCATCTATCGCTTTTCCCCAATCGTGAAATGTTTCGATCACGGGCGCTATACCATCGTGAATTATCGTAACTATTAGCGCAGCTGCTGCGAGTGCCGAAATGAGTGTGTTGTAGCGCTCAAATGTACTATTAATTTTTATTGATACACGCTCTTCTTCGCAGATCCACTCAGAGCCATTGAAGTAGGTCATATAAAACACTATGAAATGAAGACCGGGCTTCGCATCTTTACGTATTTTTAGTTTGTACGTGAAAGGTGCGGCAGGAAGGCTTCTTTCAGTGATTATGAAATTCAAATTCTCTTTTATATCAAAAATGGCTTCTGGTTTTGGCCAAAGCTCATTTTTCATCATTGACATCGTTAGAGAGTGCCCGCCGTTGCTAATCGGCATTGTTTGACTTCCCCATCTGAGCATTTCGCTTTGATCGTCGGGGGGCAGTAGAGCACTTATCAGTATCGATTCGGATTCGTCAAATATTTTAGCTGATATATAGCATATTATTTTGAAGCCTGAATTTGCACCATATCCAGTAATATATTGCTCAAGTGTTACGGTGGAGCCTGCATTAACTACGTTTTCGCTTAGTTTTGATGCGAGTTTGAATGCGCCTGGCTTGTCTGAGTTCGGGAAGTTTAGTGCCTTCGGGCCTATGTAGAGTTGATACATGGAAAAAGCTCCAAGAATTGGAAGCCTGATGGTAGCCAACATTCACCATAAATGTCATTTCGTGAGTTTTTTAAAACTAAGCCTCAGCTACAACGACACGATTCGTCGCTATCGAGCGTTCAACCTTCATAGGCTTAGCGATTTTCTGTGGGCATGGGGCGTCCTATGCCGGGGCATGCCCGGGCGTTGGAGTGTGGTGAGGGATCAGCTACAGTTCAGCGATCAGCCAATGGAGGTGGTATGACCTGTTACATCTGTGGGAAAGACGTCAAAGCCATCCAGTCTCCAGATAGTGAGGAAATCCCCTGCCCTGACTGCTCGCATTACCGAATTTCAGGAACAGCGATCGCTTTATTCAAACAGCACAACTGGCGATTTGACGTTGAGCTGGCTCGCCGCTGGATCGCGTCTCAGCAGGGTTCCGGCGTTATTCCGCTGATCGATTCGAGTAGAGCGGCGACCCTGATTTAAGCAGCAGCTCTGAGCGCCTCGATGATCCGCTGGCCGGCAAGCGGCGGAACTGCATTGCCGGTCATGTGCATGGTCAGCTTGTGGTTGTCAGGCCGGAGCGTGTCCTTCGGGAATGACTGCGCGGCCATAGCCTCATCGGCACTGATCATGCGCATCATGTCGCCGTCGACAACTGCCCAGCGATCCAGGGTGGTTATTGTGCCGATCGGGCGGTCAAGGCTGCGGCCAGTCAGCCCTGATCCTGATCCGTAGTAGGGCATCACGAACCGGTCACCAAAGCGCTCGCGTCCATTCTTCACGCGTATCAGTGTCGACGCGGCTCGGCCTGGCTTATTGATCGGCGACCACTTGCCGGCGTCGAAGTCGATAATCTCGCGGGCTGGCACGTGCTGATAGCGTGGGAGTTGCAAGTGCAGCGGCGCCTTGCTGCGCGAGCAGACCATGAATAGGCGCACGCGATGCTGCGGGACGCCGAGGTCGGCGCAGTCCACGATGTGCGGCGCCAGCGCGTAGCCCAGCCTCTGCATCGCGTCAGCCCACGCGGGGTATAGAATCCAGTCCATGAACTCCGGTACGTTCTCGATCACCGCGAACTCCGGTCGGTTGACCTCGGCGTTTTGTACCGGCGCCCAGGCTGTTGATCGAGAGTTGTCGTGCTGAGGGTTGCCGGCAGCCTTGCCGCGAGCCTTGGTGTGCCCTTGGCAGCACGGCGAGGCGAGCATGACATCGTGCTTCGGCACGTCCGCCCAGTTCGCCTGGTGCAGATCCTGACAGGCGTGGATGGTGTCCGGGTTATTCAGGGTGTGCCACTCGACCGCCTCAGGCCAATGGTTTGCAGCCCAGAGAACCTTCAGGCCGGCGTTGCGGCCGCCCTTTGTCCATCCGCCGAATCCGGCGAACAAGTCGATTGCTGATTGCATAGGTAATCCTCGCCGGCTGGCGTGATTCGTAGAAGTGGGGTATTTGTGTTCGGCCCGGCATGGAGCCGGAGAGGGAACTGAGCTTAAATGAATCTATTTCATTACACTGACGTCGCAGCGATAAAATCTATTCTCGAATTCAACAAAATGCGCCTTACCGATATGCGATATCTTAATGATTCGGAAGAGGTATCCTACGCAACGCGTATGGTTTTGGAGGATATAAATGACGGCAAGCTACTTCATCGGCTAAGCAAAGATTATGCCGAGTTGGCGACCGATTATGTAGTTGGGCAGTTCAAAGCTTTAATGGAAAATAAGTTTTCTGGTCATCCAATTTATTCATTATCATTCAGCGCAACTGCAGATTTGCTGAGTCAATGGAGATCCTACGGATCGTACTCAATTGAGATCGATAGTGAAAAATGGAATGTTCATTTTACACGATGCCTTTATGATCAAAAAGAAGCTAAAACGAGGCTTTTTATGCCTACGGTAGAGGCATTGAGAGCGGTGGGACGAGACCTTCGAGATTACGCAGGGCGGATTGAGTATATCGGCACAGAAAGCTATATGGATCTTGTGAAGTTGATTGCAAGTGTCAAGCATCCGGGTTTTTCAGAAGAGCAAGAGTGGAGATTATTATTGGATGAGCGATCTGAACATGTAGATATCGCGCAGTACCGAGTGCGATCTGATATGTTGATTCCGTTCGTTGAGATTCCAATTCCCATTGAATGTGCTGTAGCTGTGCATGTTGGGCCGATGAAATATCAAGATATGGCCTTTGAATCACTAAAAGAGTTTGTTGAAACTATTTCACGATTACGTTGTTTGGACACACCCATCAAGGTTGTTCGATCATCAATTCCGTATCGGACAGCTTAGGAATCAATAAATCACCGAGGGCATTTTGATCATACCTGTGGTGGAAAAATTTCACATTCTGAGTTGCGTGCAATCTCACGGCGAGTCTCTATATCGAACCTTCGCGCCACGTTTTCGCTTATCTGCACATTGTGGCGCGGACTACTAATCGCCTGATACGACAGTGTGGCCCCGAGCGCGTGCGCGTTCAGAATCAAGTTCTGCACCGCCTCGCTCATCTCCTCGATGCCGTTCCATTCCATCAGTTCATCAAGCTTCTGCCGGGTACCTAGCCGTAACCGGTGCCTCAATTCCTTCTCGTCGTATTCGATCCGCTTCTCGGCGGCCTTCGCCGATCGCTCTTTTCCAGTCTTGGCCATGGCCTACCTCTTCAATTCCGCTGGCGGGCAAGTCCAGCCAGGTCTGTCGGCGGCGCATGGCCGCCCGGTTGATGGTTCGTCTCACGCTGCTGCCTTCACCTGGTGCCAGGCGCCGGCGGCGTAGAACAGCTTCGCTGCCTGGGCTTCATCCATCGAAACCTCGTCCGGAATGGCGATCCAGCCTGATGCCACCAGATGGTTCGGGTTGGCGCTGTTGCGCAGCTCCAGGTAGTAATGCTCGATGGCATCGGTCAGGCACTCGACCTTGTAGATGCCCTCGGGCGAGATCTCGACCGATTTGATGTACTCGGCGCCGCGCTCGTCTCGACACATGGCGGCGATGTAGATCGTCCAGCGGTAGGAGAAATCGAAGATCGCGTTGGCGATCGCCAGACTGCGGATCTGCCGGCAACTCTTCCAGTTCGCCATGATCTGGCTGCCGCTGGGGTCGATGTTCACCACCGCGACGTGGTTGGTGCGCAGCAGCGCCCGGCAACTGCGCTCAGCCCGGGCGAAGCCGTTGTTGGGTTTGCGTTTCGACTTCATAGCGAGTCCGCCATTTTGCGCAGCGCCTTGCGGTCAGCCGCCGATATCGGCTTCGGGCGCCGCTTGAGGACCGTTTCAGGGTCTATTTTGTTGGAGAGGGGCGGTGGCAGCGGATTGCGCGGCGGGCTTTTCAGCTTGTCGATCCGCCCGCCGGCGGCCAGGTACTGGGCAACCTGGTCATTGATGGCTTCCGAGTGCTGCCGCTGTTGCTCGATCAGGTTGAGGTGGTTGCTGATCATGCCGCCACCTTGACCAGCCTCACGCCGGCCATGCTGAATTTAGAGCCTTGGGCGGCGACCATTGCGTCGAGCTTCTCCCAGTCCACGGTTAGAACCGAGATTGGAGCGTGACCGCCAGCAACGGCATGGATCAGCGCTTCAAGATCGAACACCTCAGCTTGCAGGTTCACCGGCGCTGCGGTTGTGGTCGCTGGTTTCGATGAAGACTGAACCGGTGCGGCGGCTTTCACCGGCGCTGGGCTGGTGACTGGTGCAGGCTCGACCGGTGCGCTGGCTTTCGCCTCGTCCGCAATGCGCTGCAGCTCCTGCTGACGGATCTGTTCGCGCTGCGCTTCGGCTTTCTGCTCCTCCGCCTTCTGGTGTTCCGATATCCGCACCTTGATCAGCGCGACCAGGTCGTCGTTCGCTTTCATCACCAGCTGCTGAACGTCGTTGAACAGAAAGGCGTGATCGACCGCAAGTGCGGCCAGGCTGGCCAAATTGATGCGGATCGCATCCGCCGTTTGGCTCGCGGCAATTTTTGCCCGTGCCAGCTCGGTATCGACGGCATCCTGCAGGCTTGCAATGGTGCGTTTATTCTTCATGGCGCCGGCGAAGTCTGCCGCGACGGATGGCAGCGTGACACGGCCCAACGTCTTGTTGATCGCGGCGATGTGCTCTGCCAGCGACTGCTCAGCTTTCTGCTTGATGTTGGTCTTCACCAGCAGCTCTTGAGCCTGCACCAGTTTATTGACCTTCAGGCGAGTGTCCCGGGCGTGAGCACTGATCCTGTTCAGTGCAGAGAAAAGCTCGTCGATGCTCTGGGTCTGCGACAGAGCCTGCTTCTTCGCGGTGTCGACTGCCTGCTCGACATCGCCGCACCATTTCACGGCCTTCTTTGCATCGGCAAAGTCCTGGTCTGTAACCAGTGTGGTCTTCACCGAGTCGATGACTGCCAGCGCCGATTCCTCGAACACCTTGAGGTTGCTCGCGGTGACCATGCCGGTCAGTTCGATGCGTAGCGCTGGCAGCTCGTCCGGGGCCTTGCCGACGACAATCGACGGCGCCTCGGCCAATTCAAAGTTGGCCAGGTCGGCCTCGAACTGTTTCCAGCCTTCCACCAACTGCGCGGCGCGGCCGGCGACAGGTCGGTATTCCATGTGTACGAAGTTTTCGGCGGTGCCGTCGGAGCAAACGAAAATAACGCGCTCGGCGCCGCTCACCAGCAGTTGCTGCTCAAGCTGCCAGTAGTAGTGCGGGTCCAGTTCGCCAGCCTTCACTTGGGCCACGAGCGATTTGTTCCAGAGCTTGTGCTCGAAAAGCGTCTCGCCGAGCATCGTTGCGCCGTCCATGGAGGCGAGCAGATTGCCGTCGGTGCCCACGACTGGATACAGCTCTTCGCCGATCATGACCTCAACCAGCGGCCGTGCCAGCGCTTCAGTAGCGTGGCCTTTGTCGAAGACGTACTGCTGCGCCTGAGTGACCTCCGGTGCAATGCCGGTTTTTTTCATAGTCAGCAGGTCGGTGCGGGTCTGGTACTTCGAAGCGCCCATCATTGCGGGCGCCTCGGAGGCGGTGAAGTGCTGAGCGCGCAATGCGTGCCACTCGGCGGAGCCTTGAGCTACGTTGTGAATTTTCATGCTGCGTCTCCGTCGATGGCTTTTAGGTTCTGGATTTTTTCGATCTGCTCCGGGCTCAGCGTGTACTTGCTGCTGATGGTCGCGATCAGGTGTTCCGGGCTGGTGCGGTTGGCATCAACCAACGGCTGCCACTTGACGATGTTCTCTTTCAGAAGATCATCAGAGTAGGGCGGTAGGCCTTCTGGTTCAGGCTCTTGCTGTCGCTGTGGACTTACGTCGCGCGGCGCTTCATCGAATATTTTTCCCTCCATCTCGTCAGCGGTCGGCGCTGATCCAACTTCGGGGAAGGCCTTGCGCAGCGCCTGGGCCTCGGCGCACTTGGCGAGCTGTGCGAAAGCGCGGCGCTTCCACATCGAGTTCGGGGCTGCGGTGTCTTTGCTCGCCGTCGCATAGTTCTCCAGCCAGCGCTCGTTCGCGGTGAACTCTGCGACAAGGCCGTTCGACATCTGGCGCTTTACCGTCACTCGGCACCACTCCGGATACGTGACTTCTACACCGCCAAGCGTGGCTGTCATCGATGGCCCGTACTCCGGATCGCTGATTCCAGCGTATTGCCCAGTGCGCGCGGCCTGAATGCGGTACAGGCCGATACCAGGCATGACCGTGTCGACCATCCCGCGGCCTTTTTGGTAGATGGGAACGATGTGCACCGGCTTGAGCATCGGGTCCAGCTGAGCCGCCTTGCAGTAGGCCAGCACCATCACCACCGAGTTGTGCGCCGCGCCTGGGTACAGACTGCCGCTCAACACCTCGACGAGGGCGTCCTCGGAGATGGCCGGCAGGTGCTCGGCCTGTTTCATTACTGCGGACATGACGGTTCCTTGCCGCGACGTGCGCAGCGCTTGAAGTTGAAAGTCAGGAAGTGATGCGGTCGGCGAGGGCGCTGAGCAGCATCAGGAAGGTGTAAACGCCGATGGCAGAGAACGATCCGCGCCGGATCAGCACCCGGCGGGCCAACTGGCGACCGGTCACCGGAACACCCGGTAGGTGATCGAGTGCGGTACCTGGCAGACGCCAGAGGAGTCGCGCGCCACGGTGTAGGCAGCCATCACGGCGACAAGCGCAGTGGCCAGGGCCCAGTAGACGAGCTTCATGGCCGAACCCTCACCGCAATTCGCCCGCCCTTCATGGTGGGTGCCAGGCGCTGCGGGAGGCTGGCGACCAGTTCCTCCCGGCCCCGGCCGATCACCTCGTTGAACGGCAGGCCGAAGCCGAGCAGGGCGAGCTTTCGCTCGATGTCGTCGACCTGCTCGTCGATCAGCGATTTAACCGGTGCGGTGCTCATGCTGCCTCCTTGCGCTGCTGACAGGTTTCACGCAGGCGCTTGCAGTAGTGGTTGAACTCGTCGGTGGTGATTGCCCCGTCGGTGAAGAGGCGGGTGATCAGCCCCTGAACCAGCAGGCTGATGTCTTCTTCGCTGTCGGGCGCCGACACACCATCAAGGGCTTGGTCGATCAGAATGTGAGGGCTCAAAACCCGCACTCCTGCTCCACGCGCTCGCTTTCGCGCTTGGCGTCCCGATATTCGTTGGCATGCACCGCGACCAGATCGCCGGCCAGCTTCCGGACAACCTGCGGATCGCCGCCGACTGCCTCAACGGCCCATCGGCGCAGCACACCACCATCCTCGCGACGGATCAGCTCGATCAGGATCTTCTCGATGCACCGATCGGGGTCCGGGTTCGCGGCCATGTGATCTGCCAGAGCCTCCGGCAGATGATCGGCGCTGACCAGGACCTTGCTTCGACCAACGGGATTTGGCGCTTCGACGTGGTGCCGAGAAAGCAGATCGTCGACCGACTCGGTCAGCCATTCCTGGCCTGCCTCCGTGTCGAGAAAGTCGTCTTCCGGCATGGGCTTGCGTAGAGCTGACATGGTCGTCTCCGTGGTGGCGGGGTGTTGATCCAACAAAACTCGGATGCACTCGTTCGCTCCGCTGGTTGCCGTTGGGCGCGGAGGGGAGTGCATGCGGGTGGTGTCGGGGGAGGGGGTGCCGGTGACGTCTCCGGCGCCAGCCTTTGCTGGCCGTGACCCAGGGTTTTGAGTCCCTGTGCTACTGGGCTCTATGGGACTTGATGCAGGTGGGCGGTTATAGGCCGCAGTTTCGTCCGCATCTGATTGCGATCTCGCTGAACTTCAATCAGCACCTCCCTCGCGAGCGGGGGCCCTGTCTGGAAGATCGCAAACCGATGCGCTCTCATAGAGAGGATCGAGCAGTTAACGACAGGCTGTCGTGGCGCTGGTTGATCAGCAGTCGTATGGAGGTTTGTCACCGATGCGCTTCAGCTTTTCTTGCTGGAATGCCTCGGCGATGTCGAATGCATGTGAGGCGATCTCCTCGGGCGTGAACGGGGTGCCGCGAGCCAGAAGGCCAGCCAATGCAACGGTTGCAAGTGCTTCAGCGTCTTCATATTCGTTACGAGTCATGCGCATTCTCCGGGTTGATTTCCCGTCTGGCCCTGTCGCCAAGGCCAGCCAGTGAAATCAGGCAGCGCGAACCTTGCTGGCCCTTGCCTTCAACTCCTTGCCGTCGACATCAACGACCAGGTATTCACCACCACCTCGGCCAAGGCCCAGGTTCTTGGTGCCCACGAACTTGCCGGGTTTTTCGGTGCCACGCGGGTTGGTGAGGATGACTGCCTGGCCTTTCTTGTATCCGCTCATATGAGCTCCTTTCGGTTGGGGGTGATTTCCCGTCAGCTCCTCGCGGGAAGAGCTGCCAGTGAAATCTGTTGTTGCTCGCGCCTCCTACCGGGTCATTCGCCAGTTCGGTCAACACCTCGTCCGCCGTCGCAGTTCTGCGCGTTGGTAGCCTTTCGGGGCTATCGGATCGCCGGTCGCCAGTAGTGGCAGCGCGATTTTGTTCACCTGACTTCATCTCGCCCCACAGGTGTGGCCGGGGCTGACCTCCCAGCGTGAGCCGGGTAATCGTTTATGGCGCGGGTTGTTAAAGAGCGGCGGGTCTCTTGAGGCCCTTCGCAGTGGCTGTGTGTAGCTGCGATAGGTGAAATATAGGCAAGCCCATAATTTGTGTCAATGGGTATACCCATAATACTTTCTATTCCCATATTTTGGCCGTAAAAAAAGCCTGCGCTTGGCAGGCTTCATACAGCGTTGATGCTATTTAAAAGGTCTGCTGCTCCAAGTCAGAACCGCAATACCGGCATTTCTTGGCGGCGGCCTTGATGGTTTCCGCGCAGAAGGGGCAGTCTTTCATTTCTGATACGGGCTCAGGTGCCCGTTGTGTCGATTCTGGAAAACCACTTGCCCTTGCGAACTCTATGGGGGTAGGCCTGCTCAATGCCCAGATAAAAGCAGCGACCCAGCCGATAAAGGTCCAGCCAGCGAGAAGATTTAGCGCGAATATCGGTGTGGCCTTGGGATGCTCCCCGACAGCGCAGATAGCAGGGTAGAAGTAAAGCGCGATCGCACAAGGAAAGAAAACGATGCTCGCGACCATCGCAAAGCCGTTGGTGCCGCTCCCAATCAGGTAGCTGATCAGGCAAACAATCCCGAGCAAAATCAGGCCTACGATCTTCATTGGTTCCCTCCATCAATTGAGCTGAGATCTTACCATTCGTGGCTGTGCGCCACCATTTTCTGCGCCGTCAGTCGCCCCCCCTGAACGGCTGCGCTATGAGAGATCTCTACCAGTGCACAACCATCAGGTATTCACCATGAACGACCAGAAAGTGCAGGCCCTGTCCGCTTGGCGAAAATTGCTCGAAGAGCCAGAAATCCGGATGGGCGCCGAGGAGCAGTACGATGAACTGCTGAAGCTGGCCGACGACTATAAGCGCGCTGGCGTGATCGATGCTGATGACTGGCGGGAGCTTGTGGAGGAGGCGACTGCCTTCTACGCGCACTCGGTTGAAGGCTTGGAAGGCGGTACATAGAAGCAGAAGGCATCGAAAAAGCCTGGTGCTGGGCCAGGCTTGCAATTAATCAAGCTTCAGTAATGAACAGGCGGTGGAGCTCCCCATCTTTGTATACCGGTTTAGCCCGTACCTTAAGGGGGGTGTGACTGTCCAAAGCGCGTGTGTACGGATTATTGGGAAGCGATAAACCTACATCGCTGATTTTTCCGTGGTGGGTTCCGCCGATTCCTTCGATCTCTAAACGGCAAGCGCCACTGTCAACGCTCAAGGAAAATATTCGATTGATCTGAAAATCAGCTGCTTCTCCTACCACGATTTCGCCATCTGATCGGATGGCCAACGCTTCCGGTTCAGAAATGAGGACCGGGTATGGAGAGTCGGAAAACTGCGTTATTTGATCGCAGCTCTTTCCAACTGGAGCAAGAGCTGCGCGCATTGGGGACTTTGAAGCTTCAATCAATCCAGGCATCGAAGAGATCATCTTGTCCATCAAGCTCGCAAGATTGTCATTCGACTTCACGAGCCCGTTGGTGAGGAGAGTCTTCAGCTCCGCCGAAGAATTTGCTTCTTCCCTGATTACCTCGACTAACTCTTTCACATCTGATTTTCCCGACAAAGCATCCTTTAAGTGACCCATAACCTTAGCTACCAGCCAGTCAAATGCTTTTTTGTAGACGTCGTTGAAGGCGGGGTACTGATGGGTGAGGGCTGTAAGTATAACCAGTGTTGAGTCAAAAGATCCTTCTCTCGGAGGTGCGGAGAAGCACCGCAGGTCTGATTGTTGCCTGGACGACAGGACCTCTCCATGCAGGCAATAGTGGCTGACAAGCTTGTATAGTCGGCTTGAACCATCTACAGATTTGGAATACTGCCCGGCATCAAGCAGATGGCGCTCAGCATCTGCGCCGTCGTATTTCACATTCATGTGCCCAGCTACGCCGGTCAGGGAGTCCCACTTGAGCATTTGTCTTCCTTGATGCTTGGAGTTATGTGGATCCGCAGCTGTCAACTCAGCGTGAATACATCGCCCACCAGAACACATGCCCCAGGATCGAGATCTGCTGTTCCTGGATCTGCTGGAACGTATAGTCCTCGTCCGGATGTTCGTCACGGTTGAAGCTGCGCAGGCGAATACCGATCGGGATCCGGTAGACCTGTTTCACGCGAAGCTGGCCGTTGTGGTTGATGGCGTACATCTCGCCGTCGACGATATCGCTCAGTGAGTTTTTCCCCACGTTTACGCCAACTGTGGCGCCGTCGCGCAGCACGGGCATCATGCTGTTGCCGACAACCTTGACGCATTTCGCGTTGCTGAACTGGACGCCATTGTGGCGCAGGTCTTTCTTGAAGAAGCGCAGCCGCGAGCTGTCGCATTCCTCGATCGCAAACTTTCCGGATCCGGCTGCCAGTTCCACCTCATGGAGGAAAGGGACGTAGACCTCGTCATCATCGAGTGGAGTTTCGTCATCCCAGGCTTCGATGGTGCCAAGTTTCACGCTGGGCTGGATGCGTTCAGCCTGATGATCAGGCACACCCTTGAGCATGTCACCGACACCTTCAGCCAGCCACATCGAGGACACGCCACATACAGAGGCGATCTGAGCTGCGAAGGCGGTAGCCTTCGATTTGCCCCTCTCCAAATCGGAGATCGAGGTTTGCGTGAGTCCGGCGCGCTCAGCAAGCTCAGTCTGATTGAGCTTAGCGTGGCGGCGGGCGGTTTTGAGTCGGTCTTTGAATTCCATCCGTGAAGTATTACGGGCGCTCCCATACTCTTGCAAATCGGTATTCCCATAACCTACTATATGGGTATTCCCGTATGGAGGGGCATCATGAACGCAATTTACAAGGGCCTCGTTGACTACTTCGGCACCCAGGAGGCCACCGCCGAAAAGCTCAAGGTAGATCAGAGTACCGTTTCCGGTTGGGTTCGGGGGAAGCACGGCATGTCTCCGGTTATTGCCAAACGAGCGGAGGCGCTGACCGAAGGTGCTTTCAAAAAAGAAAACCTGTGCCCGTCGTTTCCTTGGGCCGAGATGGCCGCCTAAGCGACATCCCTGTCCGCCAATCCGTTGAAGCAAGATTAGAAGAGAGCAGTCCCCATGGAAACGTCCAGTCCAAGACATAGCGCCCAAACCCGCGACCAAGTGCTGGTGGCGCATGCGGCAAACCAGATCGCCCGAACAAGCTTGAGCCAGGACGATTTCGCGCAATCGCTGAGCCGTGAGCTGCACCTGTCGATTCCTGAGCGCGCCAAGAAGAAGGAAGTTCCAGACTTCAATTCGCCAGAGCTGACCGGTGACGTGAGCGAGTTTGTGAAGGCGACCGGTCGCTGGCTGAAGCGTGTACAGCGCTGGCTCTCCGGGGATCAGGAGATGCCGTCTTGGCTGGAGGAGTCTTGGGTAAACGCTCTGGAGCCTGAGTTTCGCGACAACTGCATCAATGAGCTGGCCGGCCGCCATGGCCTGATCGGCGCCCGCCAAATGCAGAGCGACCAATGCGCCAATAAAAGCTTTGGTGCGCTGATCCGCGCGCTGGGCGATGTGATCGATACCGGCAGCGAAGTTTTTGATGACCAGGTGATGTGCGAAGAGGACTTGCCGCACCTGCCGGCTTTCGCTGAACAGTGCCGCCAAGTTGAGGCGCGGGCAGGGGAGCTTGGCCGGAAGGCTGAAGCGCTGATCGCAAAACACAAACCGAATTTGAAGCTTGCCTGAATCCCGGGCACAAAAAAGCCGACGGAGAAGGTCGGCTGATTCGCAAAACTAGAGAGACCTGATTATGCAGAGCCAACCCAATTCGATCAATACCCTAAGCAGTGTCTCGACACGTTTTCAAAATTCTCAAAACGTGTCGCGAGCTTCTATCTTTTCCGTTCACGTCAGGAACACCTGACATGCAGTTCACCGTCACGATCAACCAGGTAAAGGCGCTCGAGTGGGGGCTGAACTCGCAGCAGGCCCTGCTGTTTGCCTTCGTCTACGGCTGCCCAAGCTGGACCAAGCCAATCAAGACGGACGATGGGATCTTCTTCGCGCTGAGCAAGGCAAAAATCATCGAGGAGCTGCCTCTCCTCACCGACAAGCCGGACACTGCTTACCGCATGCTGAAGGCCCTGGAAGAGGCCGGTTTAATTGAGCTTTCCAGCACTTCGAATATCACGCTGTTCCGCCTGACCGAGAAGGCGATCGAGTGGAACCAGAAGCTGGATGGGTCGGAAAAATATCCGACCCCACCGAAGAACGAAGGTCGGAAAAAAATCCGATCTACATCGGAAAAAAATCCGAGCAAGGTCGGAGAAAAATCCGAGCCAGGGTCGGAAAAATCTCCGACAAATCAGGATACCAATCATCAGGGTACCAATCAGGATACCAGTCAGGACTTGCAAGGCAGCCCGGACAAGCCGGCCCGCAATCTGGTTCTGGTGGTTGATCGAACCGATGCGCCACGGGTCGAGATCCCTGCCGACATGCCAGGCCCAAAAGACCAGTCCTGCAAAACCTTCAAGGTCTGGGCGAACTACGCCATGGCCTACCGAAAGCGCTACCAGGGTGCTTGGCCGGTGTGGAACGCCAAGGTCGGTGGCCAGCTTGGTCAACTGGTCGACCGCCTCGGCGCCGATGTTGCTCACCACGTCGCTGCCCACTTTCTGAAAACCAGCGACGCCGGCGTCCTGCGCAAGTGCCACAGCCTCAACGAGCTGCTGGCCAACGCCGAGAGCTACCACACCCAGTGGGTGACTGGTCAGCGCATCAACGGGACGAC